TGCGGGAGAACAAGTAGTAACACTACAATCATCAGGCAGTAGTAATAGAATTGCAATATGGTATGATGGGGATTCCATGTCGTCTTTATCTACTGTTTATATGAGTGGTAATTCATTAATTGTTCCTTATATAGAGACTTCTGCTGCAACAACGTCTTATGCAAGCCTTACTATTCCTCATGGAACTGCCCCATCTGCGCCCGTGAATGGTGCGATATGGACTACTAGTAGCGGTATGTATGTCAGGATTAATAGTACTACAATTGGGCCATTAGGTACAGGCGGTGGTGGGATAGATGGTTCTGGAGCCTCAACTAGAATAGCTTATTGGGTAGATACAGATACTCTTACTAGTAGTGCAAACCTAACATTTGATGGTAGTATTTTAACCATAGCTAATGGTATAAAATTAACAGCACCCAGTACTTCTGGTACAGCTTCTGGTATAAGATCAACCTTTACTGCTGGAGAAGCTTTAGCTTTTGGTAATATGGTTTATCTTAAGAGTGATGGTAAGGTCTGGAAAGCAGGAGCTTCTTCTACTTCTACCAACCCAGTTATGGGTATGTGCTTAAACACAGTATCCGCTGAGGGGTCAGCAGATATTCTCTTGGCTGGTAGGGCTTATAGTACTAGCTGGTCATTGGGGGTTGGGTCGGTTATATACCTTAGTACTTCCGGGGGTGGTTTTACAACCAGTGCCCCCAATACTACTGGGTATACAGTTCAGGTTTTGGGAGTTACTTTGTCTAGTACTTCTATATATTTTAACCCATCACCAAATAGGATAATTCTTGCATAATGGGAGTTATAAATACTATAAATACCATACAAGAAACTAATCTCACATATGTGGATACTGTTGCTCGTAGTACTATAGCGAGTATAGATGGGCAAACAATAACCCAAGATAGTATATCACTTTCCTCAAATAACATGTATTTTGATATATATGGTGACCCATTACCTGATGACTGGGTTATTGTATATTCTTCTGGGTCTTGGAGTGCAGCTGTAATAAGTGATAATTATAATATGATTGAGTCCTTTACATCTTCTGGAGGAAATATGGATATGCTCTATGTTAGCGTATACCAAAATACCAGTATTGAGGATTGTCATACTGCTACTATAAGGGTAACACGTGGTACAGTATATGAGGATTTAACAGTTTATCGAGATGGGACAGTAATGACCTGTTCATAAAAGATTATGGCAGATATCTTAATACAAAACCAAGAATTAATATATGATGATGACGGACAAGGTTATCCCGATTCTTGGTATGGTTATTATATAGACCAGTCGGAATCTAATGCCCTGACCTTCAGGAATAACTATATGTCATCAAATAACGTCAATGGCTATATGCTTGAGGCGGGTGATGAAGGTGTTGGTTCTGGTAACAATAGATTAGATAATGCCCTAATAGAACATAACTATTTTAAATGGAATGGTACTCCCACTAATTCCATAATAACTCATGGGATATTTACTGGATACCAAGCCGGGGTTAAAATAAGGTATAATTACTGCGACGGGGTGCCTATGGCTATCATAAGGAAATCTGATGGTGGTAGTGATAGCGCTGGCGGCATAGTAGCATACAACATAATGAAAAATCCTAAACCAGGAGTTGTATGCAAGGGAATGAAGAATGTAAAAATCATTAATAATACCTTTTACAGTAGTTTAAATAGTACTACCGAGAATGGGTATAATAGGGCTTTTATTGAAATTTATTATAATGACAGTATAGGTACATCAGCAACTGCAACTGGGTGCAAGGTTTATAATAATATATTTTATGCGGTCGATTCTGGCATAAGATTCATTTCAGTTGATTCATATTCATCAGAGGGCTTTGAATGTGATTATAATGTTTACTGGTGTGAGAATAGTGCTAACAATGAACCACGGTTTACTTATCATGGNTCTAGTTATACCTGGACACAATGGCGGGCATTAGGNTATGATGCCCATTCAGTAATAATTAANCCTAACTTTCATTCAATAACTAACTTTTATGANTCCTCTAGTAGGGCATACTTTGCATTTATACCAGAACGCAGATTAAANTANGGTATTAATTTGGGCTTAGGGGAATTGGTAAGTCATGGCCTTGATTATGAAAATAAGTTTAATGACCTTAATTTATCAGGAACACCAAAAACTCAGATACAGGATAGTAATTGGCAGGTAGGGGCATATGTATTAAGGACAGGTAATAACATAGGAGGGGACTGGTATCTAGCACCTTGGGGTAGTGATACACTTGGAGATGGCTCATTTAATAATCCTTGGTTTACTTTAGAAAAGCTATGGGATTATGTATCAGCCGGAGATATCGCTTATATGCGGGGTGGTGAATACAATTACCTTAAAACACAATGGTTAACTGGGGCTAGTGGAACTAGCGGTAACTACATAAGCCTATTAAATTATAGGGATGAAGTACCAATCATACAGCCTGGTACAGGTTGGGTATATGATGGTTGGTATTATGGTATCCTATTTCAATCCATTAACTATATACATGTACGGGGGTTAGAAGTTCGTAATTTTAAATACCAACAGACTTCACCTTGCCGTGGGATAATGGCTCAACATGTAAACAACAGTATATTTGAAAGACTTTCAGTTCATGGTAATGAACTAGGTATGATGCTCACGGGTAATTCTGGGGGTAACCTAATATTAAATTCTGATTTTTATGAGAACTATGACCCATATTCACCACTACCATATGGTAATGGGGATGGGTTAGATGTTTCTTCTATCCCAAATAGTTATAGTAATACTGTAAGAGGGTGTCGTGCTTGGAAAAATTCTGATGATGGATTTGATTTCTGGGCTTCAGAAGGTATAGTATATGTAGAGAATTGCTGGGCTTGGTCAAATGGTTATCGTGAAGATGGTACTACAACTGGTGGTGATGGCAATGGGTTTAAGCTAGGGCAGGTTACTGAGACCACTGCAACTACCCGTAGGTATTTATATAATTGCATTGGTGCTTTAAATAGGGTAAATAACTTTAGCCATAACGTAGTAGACCCACAGGTCTTAACCTGCGAGTTATATAACTGTTTCTCATATGGTGCTGTATCATATGCCGGCTATCAATTTAACTGGGGAGCTCAAGCCGCTACCAATAGTATACTAAGGAATAATATTAGCTTTAATGATATCGCCAGTTATTACGGAGATACATGGATAACAGAAGATCATAACAGTTGGGATACCGGTTACTCAGTATCAGCTGCTGATTTCCTATCGACTGACCCCACTCAATTATTACTACCTAGACAATATGATGGTTCCTTACCTATTATAAATTTTGGTCATTTAGCTGTAGGTTCTGATTTAATTGATACCGGAGTTAATGTTAATAGAACTACTGATGGGGATGGAAAAGCTTGGCATACCGTACCATCGCTGGGAGCCTTCGAATACCAAGAAGCCCTTACAGGGTACTATGTGGCCACCTTTGGGAATGATACCACGGGGTCTGGTACATTTGCAAATCCTTATAAAACCTTATATAAAGCTTGGACTACCCATACTGCTGCGGGAGTAACCATATATCTTAGAGGGGGAGTATATCCATTAGATGCCTATACCAATTTAGGAACGTATAGTGGGACATCTGGTAATACTAGGAAGGTATATAACTATCCTAATGAGAAGCCTACATTTACCCCTTCACAAACATGGCTAGATAGTACTACTCAAGATACTGCTTTATACCTCAGGGCAGATTATGTTCATGTGAAAGGGTTTGAAATATCTGGGTTTGTACAAAGAAGGTACGCATCTTACAGTCATTGGCAAGGAACATCTTCTTTTGTATTATATGATTCAGACCATTGCATTATAGAAAGGCTCAATTGCCATCATGGGGGGTTTGGAATAACAGTCAATGGAAATACCAAGGGTACAGATAACCTAATTCTTAATTGTGATACACATCATAATTATGACCCATACACATTGGGGTATGAGTATGGTGGGGTAGATGGTATAACTATTAGAGTAGATCTTACAGCGGGTACTGTTAATACTATTCGTGGTTGTAGGATGTGGGATAATAGTGATGATGGTTTTGATGGTTGGGGTAATGAAGGAATGCTTATCTGGGAGGATTGTTGGGCATTCCATAATGGTTATCGTGAGGATGAGGTAAGTGTAGGGGGGGATGGTAATGGCATTAAGTTCGGTCCTATAAGAACATTATGGGAGGAAGATCAGAGTGAATACAATCAGCATCTAAGAACACTACAGAGATGTATAGCATATAATAATAGGGCCTGGGGGTTTCATGAGAATGCCACTGTTTGTATTAGATGGCTCTATAATAATATTGCCTATAAGAATATTGGTGGTGGCTTTGCCTTTAATGGGTCATATATAAATGACCCCGTAGATATAGTAAGGAATAATATTGCCTATTTAAACGGGGGCAGTGGGTCATCTGGTGAAGGGTACTTTAATACATCATCTGTTGTAGACCATAATACATTCCTATATAACTCATCATATAATTCAAACTATAGCGTTAGCGATGCAGATTTTGTTTCTCTAGATGATACACAACTCTATGGTGAAAGGCAAGCTGATGGGTCATTACCAGAAATTACTTTCTTGCATTTAGTAGAGGGGTCAGATTTAATAGATAGTGGTACAGATGTAGGTTTAGAATATTTAGGCTCTGCCCCAGATCTGGGGCCATTCGAATTTGTACCCACAGATGAGGGTGGTATTTATGGTATTATTCTTGGTACTGCCACTGTCAGCGGTATAATAAAAGGTAAGGGATTAATCTATGGAGCTATTGCCAGTCAGTCTTCAGCTTGGGCTTACCTTTCTAGCAGGGGGGTATTCATGGGATACTCTCAGGGTACTTCATATGTAGTTGGTATATTAAAGGATCATCAGGATTTCGTAGCCGGAGTTATGAGGTACACCGATTTTTGGTCACCATTGGATTTAAAAACATTCTGTACATTTCCAGCTCAGGAGCATATAACAGTTGGGTCTAATTATATCAGTTGCCGTAACCTAAGCATTAGTAAAATAAGGAATACTTTTCCGGGTAGTCAAAGTGAATTACATGAACTAAGTAATGTAGACGGTAGCTTTGTAGCAGGAGGAGAATACGGTAAGGTAAATGTTTGGGCTAGGTATAAGCCAGGAGAGATTTCATATAATGTGGCATTACCCACTAACTGTTATGATAACCCTACATTTACATATACTGCTCCGGGTAATACTCTTAAGGGGTGTAGTAATTTTGCTGGGTATTATCACCATGAGGATACTCGACCAACTTATTGGGGAGCCCCACATCAGGCAGATTATACTGTGTATGGTACTACTGAGATTAGGGGTGGGTTACAAAGGGGTAGGCTATGCCCAATACTATCCGGTGATCCAGAAGATGAAACATACTGGGCTAGGGTTAAGGTACAAGCTTGGTTAAGAGTTAACCTGGGATCATATTCTTTAGTGGGGACCAGTGGATTTGTAGATTTAAGTATACCTAGTGGGGTTGGTGCTACTTTAATATATACTATGGGTAGTCATGGAGAAACCACTGGAAATGATTACACTGTTTGTCTACGGCCAGTATATATGGATACAGATGAAGTTACCCCACTAGCGGTATGCGAGGGTGGTGTAGAAATATTAACTTACCATATGGGTAGTTAAGAATAGGATAATAATACTAGTTTAACTGAATACTATTAATTAAAAATTAAGACGATGAAAAAGCTACTCTATTTATTTATCATGCTAATCATGGGCTCATGCACATGTTCAGTTTCCATTGCTCAGATACCAACTCAATATCTTTACATTGATGAAAGTTGCGGGGCTGCCTTACCAGATTACCTTACAAAGATAGAGGTAACTGATAATTGTGGCATATCTTCGATTGAACAAACACCATCTCCTGGCTCTTGGTTAACTGCTCCTACTACTACAGTATTGATTAGAGCTATAGATATATTTGGTAATACTGCTAACATGATGTTTAATGTTACCCTTATAGATACAATTAAGCCGGTAATAAAACTCATAGATAGTACTCTGATTACTCAGGTTTATACTGATATAGATAAGATGTATGATTTGGCAGATAGGATGCTGGCTTACCAAGATATGTGGTTCGATTCTGTTTTTCCTTGGGATTCAGTAAGAATTCAATATACAGATGAAGAGGGTAATCTACAGGTTATAACTGGCATACCCGATGAATTAATCCCAAGCAATCTATATTTCAATAGGACTATGGTAACTTGGACTGCAGAGGGTCATGCTTTTAATGGGGAGGGTATGAGAGTATTTACTTTTGTTAATCCCGGAGATACTCTGATTGTTCAATAAGGGGCATTTAAGAAAAACAACACCAGTTATTAATATAATATAAGAGACAGATGAAAACTATTAAGATTAAAATTTACAACACAAAAGTATCTAAACTTCGCGGTACTCGTGGAGAAGATGACAGGGACATGGACACAAGAGACCTTATTGAAGTTGTACTCGACCAAGTTCCTCAGGGTGGTTTTGCACCAAAGGACATCAGGGACAGAAACCGTATTCAAAGGGTAATTGATGAAAGTCGTGAGTCCGATAAAAAAGAAAACCAGGACACCTTAAATTTTGAGGATGAGGACTTTAAAAACCTATCAACTATGGTTGGTACTTCTAGGTGGGGTTCCAGGGATAAGGACCTAGTTGATTTCTTGGAAATTTTCGATAAATCTAACAGCGAGTAATGGCCACTCCTAATCAAACTTCGGGGTTAGTTTTTCCCCTGATATTAACCAATGGTACCCATACACAATCTGGGTACCTGGAGTTGATACAATCTTCTCTAAAGATAATACTGTCATGGCCTATGTTCATGAGGTTTTACGAGGGGGATTTTGGGTCAAGGATACACGAAGTTGTGGAGGAGCCCAATGATGACGTATTACTCAACCTTATAAGGAGGTTTGTAATTGATTCTATCTCTACTTGGGAAAAGAGAGTGGAATTGATTAGTCTTAATATAGATAGACCCGTTCCTGAAAAGCTCTCTATCGATTTAACTTACCGTATCAAGGAGTTAAACTTAGAGGATAACTTCTACTATAATTATCCTATATAATAAAAGCTATGTCATTTGAAAATACCTGGGTAGGTTACCTTCAACGTGGTTATAAAAGTATTAAAGCCTCTATACTTTCTAGGTTAGAGATTTTAGTGCCTGAGATTACGGATAGAAGTGAAAGCAATATCTTTGTGATATTGATAGAGTCTTTCTCTGGATTAGTAGAACAATTAAACTACTACATAGATAGTATGGCTAGAGAATTATACCTGCCCACGGCAAGAAGGTATAGTTCTTTGGTTAAGATATCAAGGCTACTTGATTATCGTGTAATGGCTAAGGTCGGTTCAACAGTTGATCTGGTTGTAACTGCAGTAGATTCTGGTGGAGATCCATATGCTGTAATAGCAGATATATCCATTCCAGCGGGTTCTGTAGTGGAGACTACTAGCGGGGTAGAATTTATGACCACAGAGAATAGAACTATCTTCACTGGAACTTCTTCGGTAAGTATACCATCTATACAAAGATCCCTTTCTTCTAATAATAATATAGGTACTACAACTTCGGCAGCTAATCAGGCTTTTAAACTTGGTACAGATTATCAACATGATACCCTACAAATTACTATCAATAGCATAACCTGGGAATTAAGGAAAACATTTGCTTTCTCTGGTCCTCAGGATAAACATTTTATAGTAGAGGTAAACGAGCTCAAGGAGGCTTGGGTTATATTTGGTGATAATGTCAATGGGCAGATACCTCCTAGTGGTAATATAGTATATGCTACCTATTATGAATGTGACGGGTTATCTGGTAATGTAGCAGATAACACTATTACTACTTGGGTTAGTGGTAAGCCCTCAGGGGGTGGGGCTTCGGATTATGAAGTTACTAATCCGCTTGCTGCAGCTGGTGGTTTGGATGTAGAGGGAATAGAGGGTGTAAGGAAACATGCCCCATTAAGCTTAAGAACCCTGGACAGAGCAGTTACTCTTCAGGATTATGAAGACATTGCTTTATTAGTACCTGGAGTGGGAAAGGTTTCAGTGGGGTTTAATGCAAATAAAAAGGCTATTGAAATTTATATTGCTCCAGATGGTGGCGGCATAGCGAGCTCAGCATTATTAACATCAGTAGAAGATTTCTTTGAAGGCAAGAAAACCATAACCACAAGCATAGATGCAGTACCCTGTGGGGAGACCCCATTAAGAATGACCTTGGATGTTACGGCTAAGTTCAGAAGGTCTACATCAGATACTGCATTTGATGTGGTAAACGCCTTATCAACCTACTTTGGGTTTAACTATAGCGACATTAATAAAAGCATAAGGAAATCAGATATAATAGCAGTGGTGGATAATCTGGATAAGGTAGATTACCTTACACTATCAATACTAACTACTAAGCCATACCCCCGTATATTACTTGGTAATAATGAAATAGCTGGTACTTGGCATATAGAGGTTACCAATTTATGTACTACGAAAACCAGATGGAGGCTTGCAATAACCAGTACTACTTCTAGGACAGTTAGGTTATACAAAACTGACCCATCAACTGGCATAGAGACTTTCGATAAATCATGGGTATACCCTCTTACAGATCCAGGTTTAGCCAATGTATCTTCTGCTAATGGGAGTATAAACCTAGCTATCTGGGGATCTGGCTTTGCAGTAGGAGATTCATGGTCATTCACAACTTACCCATACAATGAAGATATTGAATTAGATGACCATACTATACCCATAGCTACTTCATCAGAAATGTTTATCACAGTTTACCCTCAAATACTATGAGAACATTAGCTAAGACTTCTACTAGGCCAAACTATTTATTTGGGCTTTTACCCCACTATTTTAAGGAGAATGATTCCTATAAGGATGGCAATGGTGAAGGGCTATTAGAAAGATACTTAGAGATTTTTTGTGCCGAAGTAGATAATGAAGTAGCCCCATATATAGATAATGCCCACTATCTTTTCGATGCNGAGGGCTTATCTAATCTACCGCATTCAGATCCAGATATTTTTCTAGATTATCTTGCTGAGTTATTTGGAAACCCCCCATACCTTGGTACAGATGATCAGTATAAAGCTTTGATAAGGCATATAGTTTGGATCCTTAAAACTAAAGGTACAAAGACATCAGTGGAATTATTCCTTAATTTGTTAGGGTATACTATTTCTAGCTTTACCGAGCAGACACCGGTAACTCACATATATGATGCTACTCCTACGGTTTTGGAATATGATGATAGCTTAATATATGATGAAGGTTTCAATTTCTATTCAGACTGGGATATAGTTATTACAGATATGCCCGGTACTGGTACAAAATCCCCAACTTCTAATTGGTTAAATGATTTAAAACAAGCTATTCAAAAATTCCTGGCCCCAATCTTTGCGAATCTTAATTCTGTAACATACACAATTTAGTCTGATAATTTTTTAATCCTATAGTCTATGGATAATGTTGAAAGGGAAGAAGTAAAAGATATCGTACACGAAGTAACGATAGGACCACTATCAAGGATAGAGGCTTCTATAAATGTAATTGAATTCAGGTTAACTTCTATGGACACTCATATGAGGGTGGCCAATGGTAATACCGCTAGGAACGTTAAGAAAATTGATATCATAGAGCATCGGGTATCTGGAGTAGAATCCGAATTAAAAGCTCGGGAACTTACTTGTCCCCAATCTGAAACTTTGGAGAAGATAGAAGAAGCTATTACTAGCTTAACAAATGATAAGGTTGCCAGGGATAAGGCAGAATCTCTAATAGACCATAGGGGAGATNATGAGCGNGAGGNTAGGGCTGAGAAGAGGGCTAAAGCNTTAAAAGTAATAGAAACTATCGGAGTAATAATAGCTGCTTTGGCTTTAATTGCCAATCTATTATGGTCTCATGGGGCCTATAACAGAGAGCCAGCTATCACAGATACTCCCCAAGCTACTACTAATACATATGGTGGGTCTGCTGGGTATTAGTTAGCATTATTTTAGCATATATTCTAGTAACCAAGTATCTTCTTTAAAAGAAACTTATATTTAAGAAATCANAAAATACTAGTAACATGGCACAAAAACAGTTTACTAATTTCCAAGATGATATCCTCAGCTTTGATTTGAGAGAAGCAATGCTTGGTGTACTAAACCCAGGTAGGTATTGTGGGTTCGATACTTTTTCTCCCGCTGTTGAGAGTGGTGGGGTTATAAATATAACCATGAGGCATACTGCATCCGGCGTTAGGAAACCAAATAAAGCTATACCCCCAGTAAATGGCCTTCAATTTGGGGTAATTATTACTCCCCAGGGCATGGTTATTCAGGATGACAATGCCACTATACCTATTGCTATAGACGATGGTAGTGGTAATGGTGGTTCAACAAGATACGATGTTATTTATGCAGAACATGCCTATCTAGATGGAGTACCAGGGGATAACCCAGCTACCTATGATATCAGGAAGGGAACTCCAGGTGCGGGGACTCCCACACTATTAACCCCCACTATGCAGGTAGCTTTGGTATTAGTAACTATACCTAATGGGGCTACTACTTTTAGCCAGCTCACCCTTACTCCATTCGATGCCCCAGAACTAGGGGATGCTGATACTCTTGGAGCCCTCTTATCAGTTACGGGTGATCAAACATATACTGAGCAAAACTTTATATTCAATGATGAAAGCTTTACCGATTCATTGGATAAATTGGACATGCAGCTAAAGGATGANCATGACGTTGTAACTGAGGTTGAGGCTAGAGCTTTGGATAGCGCTAACTGGGGGGCCGTTAACAGATATCCTTAGTCAGAATACTTCTATATGGGCTCATGGTCTTATGCCTAAATTACCTGGTAGTCAAACTAGGAGATATGTATACGATACTAATAACCAGTGGATAACAACCAGTGATCCTTGGGTCTGGTTGAATGGGACTATAGCACCCATAAATACTTATTCTGGAGGTGGCTTAAGTTATAATACCAACGGGTATTTAGACGTAGCAACACTCCTGGGAGTCAGTGGTATATCAGAGGTATTAGTTACTATCTATTGGGATAGGAATGGTGGGAATGATGGTACGGCTGTAGGTAATGTATCACTCGCATCAGATTCAAATAATAGGGACCCATTAACTCTGGAAATGTTTTTACCACCAGATGATTTACTCAGAGCCTATCGCCAGTCTAAAGATGGGGTTGTAAGGGTAGTTAATGGTAGTATATACCTGACATATACCTCTTTGTATGGAAACGTTAGCGATTGGAATTACCCAGTTCTTGGTAATGTACTGTCAATAACCTTCAGGGCCTATAAATTAGCCTTTGCTACTCTATAACACGGGGTGTTGTTCAAAATAAGACCTGGCTTCAGATACCCAATAATCAACCTCATTTCGTAGGTCATTAATAAACCTTACAGAGTCTTTATTAGGCTCAAGGTCAAGATACTCGGCAATTAATTTGGCGGGTATCTTTGTTTTTGGGTTAGACATCTTGTCCATTATGAATGGAGGAGGATTTAATTCTAACTCTAAAACTAATAAGGCATCGTCACATAGATTTTTCTTAAGATATTTTAAAGCCATATCTAGGAATAACTGGTGGTTGGGGATTTCAGAACTACCTGGGATTATGCCAGCTATATTAGCGTCGTAATCATCTAACCTAACCATTTGGACTTCACTGCCATAGATATTAGTTTTACCATAGGCTTGTCTCAGCATCCTAAATTTAAAAATAGATAGGGAATTTATCATCCTACCTTTAAGTTGGGATTCAGTGATCTCTCCAGCATACTTGTTAAAGACCCAGATAAACTTATCATCAAACCACGAGTAAATGATATCAGATGTTACCCCATACCTGTGGGGGTTTATCTGATATGTTAGGGTTTTTCTGAGTTGTTCTGTTTCTTTGTAAAGCTTGTTGAAAAGTTTTTCGTCATACCCATCTTTCATGGGTTTTAACCGGTGGATTTCCATTAGCTTCGGGCGTATTAGTTATTAACAAATATAATAACAAGGATTCTAATAAAAAAATTTTTAGGGTAGTATTTATTAACACCGAAGAGCTAGTAATCAGGGAAATACTATAATACTATTATTAATATATAACTTAGGTAATGGGAGATATCAAATTTAAGTTTACTACTGATTTTCAATTCGAGCTATTAAGATATACTGCATTAGATAAGAATGGGTATAAGGCTTTAGAACTATACGATGATTCTTATTTTACTCTTACTGAGCATGCCATACTGGCATTTACCTTTAAGCAATATTATAAAAGAAAGCATAGGATACCAAGCTCAGTGATATTTCAGGAAGAGTTACTTAATGTATTTAACCGTAGAGAGTTCGTTAATAACCTAACAGATGATGACCGAAAAGAAATCATTAGCTTAGGCCGTAAGATGTATGTTGGGATAATCAGAGATGGTGATGAGATCCTAGCCAATGCAGAAAAGTTTTCACAGTTCGTGGACTTAAAGAATACTATCGAGGAAGTAGACCTATTAGATTATGGTAAGTATGATAGTTTTTCAAAGAAGGTTCAGAAAGCGATATCCCCCAAATTAAAGAAGCTTGAGGATAAGGGAAATTTTTTAGTTGCTGATTTAAAATACAGGCAGTTTAAAAGGCAGGATTCCAGTCCTATAGTACCTACGCCATTTAAACAACTCAATAGGTTAACCAATGCCGGCGGCTATACTAAGGGTAGTATCCTGGTTATAATGGATAAAGCTAAACATTTTAAAACTGGGATGCTTATCAATTTATCCAGATTATACTTGAGTAAAGGAAAGAAAAACATTTTGGTTATAGACCTAGATAATGGAGAAGATGAATGGATGCAGAGACTTGAACAATCTATATCTGGCAAAACCAAAAGACAAATACTTTCAGGTGATTATGATGAGGCTATTCAGAGGTCATTACGTAGGAATGTTAAAAGGTTTAAGGCCGAATTGGTTATTAAAAGGATGCCTGCTCTGGTTACTA